GTACATCTTCAGATGTGAGCCACTCCGCAAACTTGACTCCAACGCTTTCACTACGCGCAACCGTTAAAGCCAGTGAAGTTTTTGCTACCTCAGTGCGAACAATTAAATTTGTTCGACTGCGCAGCAGCGCCGGAAACCGTGTCCTGGTCATCTTGGCTATGGTCGACGCTCGTGCCCCAGCAACTTGGGCTTTCTGCACTTCGCTGACCAGCGTCTGTGCCGCTTCGAGCGGGATGCTGCTGATATAGTTTGCGTTTTCACGAATCAGCGTATTGACTCTGGCTCCAAGGGGAGTCCCGGCCAGTTCCTGCTGTAGCAGTTTATATAACTGCCGGCCACGCCCCCACTTAGCGGCAGCCGCGCGCCACGTCTTTTGATTTGAGCTGTCAGCGGCTGAGACCATCTGCTTTGCTAGCAGTTCACTCGCTTCCCGCACATCTTGGGCCTGACTGCGCTGAGCGATGGTGGTGAGCCACTCTTCAAACGTTTGCGTAGGCAATTTTGGTGCAAGCACGCGGCCAATTATACGATGTATAGCTGACCGGTAAGCTCGCTCGATACGGCGGGGAAGACTGAAGTCTTGTTTGTGGGTGGGCGGTGGCATAATGAACTATTTCTTCTTAGGATAAGGCGAACTCGAAGTACGTCTGGGCGTGCCTGATTTACGTAAAGGTGATGTAGGCGACGGCCCGTCCCCCGCCCCTGCTCTATCCATCACCGCGTCCAACGCCCGGTGCAACCTGGCGCGGCGGTCGGTGGTTTGAGAATCACGTGTATAAGACGAATACGAAGGTCCAGTTAAATTCAACTTTGCTCGTAGCTCATCAATTTTCTTACGAGATTCAGGAGTGCCGCTTTTCTCATTTACACGCCGCGCTTCTTGAAGCTGCCGCACTATTTCCGCACGCTCACCCATCTCAATTCTCCTCTGCCGCACGCATGCGGTTCCATTCTGCTAGTTTGCGTTCTGATTCAATGCCTTGGGCCACCGCAGCAACGTGTGTATCAGGGATCCACATATATCTGAACCTTCCAATGCGTGCATCCTCCATGCTAGGTTTCACCCGCGCTAAAGCGCCGTACTTCAACCGCAACCACGCCAGTCCTTCAACAGGACCACCAGCTTGTTTGAGCCTGGCAAGCAGTTCCTGGTTGAACATGTTCGGCCCGCCGCGCTGGGCGTTCAGCTTGAGCATATCCAGGCCTGTGAGGACGATGACGATGGGAGTGGTTAAGTCTACTTGCCGCTCTGCTGCTAATACGTTACCCACAACACAACTCCTTGCCGAGCATTGGGTGGTCATAAACAAAGGCACGCGGCGCCAAAGTACTGGATGCAACGACGCCGCGTGGGAGGAAAATTACTTAGCTGGCGGCTCACCATGAAGTAGCGGCTGCCCGCATTCTGAACATGGATACTCGCCGTAAATTTCTGCGCGCCTATCCTGCCCGCATTTTGGACAGTGAGCGGGTAGTAATGCTTCAAAACTCGGTTTCTTGTAAGGTGGTTTCATTTCTTACTCCTGTCCCATCCCTGCCCCTTCAGTTCCATCGCCGCCTTGTAGCCGGAACCTGCCGGCATATCAAATCGGGATGGGGAACTGAGCGCTTTCCAGATTGCGTAGAGGCCGAAGAGGGCAAGTGAGTTCGTTAGGAGGTTTGCATCTGTGGCCTTAGATTTTAATCTCATACCGCCAGCCTCCAATCGTGTTTGAATATGTCATTGGCCAAATAACGTCCGGCGTCAGGGCAGTGGTCATTTACCTTCACAGGCTCTTCAACGCCCAGCTTAGCTTTCTTCGCATCCCAGGCATAACCTTGAAACTCACGTGCTGAGTTTGGACAGCGGCGTTTGTGGAATCTTAACAGACCACGTTTCAATGCTGACGACGTACGACGAATACCGTCATGGACGTCGTTATCCGTGTCGCCCAACCAAAATCCTCTGCGCGCAAGAACTGTTTTGAAACTCAAAGCCGAAGGGTCAACCAGTACCTTTGCGCCATTCAGGCACCGACTATGGCTGATAAACGACTCCAAGTCGTCAGCGTACTCCTCGTCAGTCTTCTGTCGCTGCTCTTTTGCTGAGTCCCAATAAAATTCGTTATCCACCCAACAAGTACGCCCGTCGTCAAGCCCGTCAAGGAACACACAGGGATTACTTGTACCATAGTCTACCGTTACTGTGTGCTGCACGTGGCGATTACGTCCAAGCAGGTTGCCCGGCATGTCAGCGTCATCATACTGAGTAGCTGACGTCCACGCTCCTGCGTACACCGCGCCTGCCGCCATGTTCCACAAGCCCAAAATAAAACGGTCGTAGAACATACCAGTATAAAGTTTCTTCTGATCCTCTACGTACTGCGGGTCTAAATTTGGGTTGTCATCCATGGTGTATGTGTCCCACCATAGGATGTCCTTCAGCTTTGGATTATCAAGATACTCTTTCTTAAGCCAGTGCTCGGAGTTGTCTGAGTTCGTGCTGCCATACAGCCGCGCGCCTGGAGGCGAGAGCCTTGTAAGAAGCATCTGGAAGTATGACTGAGGCATAAGAACCACCTCATCACAAACGGCAGCGCCGATGGTAGCGCCACGAATATACTTCTCTGAACCCTCATCGTGCGCGCCGTAGACAATCCAATCGGCTCCGCAAAGTCTCAGTTCCCCCGACTGACTATTATAGTGGTACGCATTCTTACCAACTATATTAAACAAGTCCATCAGCACGTTTGTCCTGATGCTGGCCTTACTTACACCCGTCAACAGCCGCCGACCACCTACGTTGTAGTCACACAGATACAAAATCTTAGAATGCAGTGCAAAGGTTTTACCTGACCTGACAGACCCAACTAGTAAATTAATCTTCTTATCTTGTTCTGGCGGCCTCATCGCGAACTTTTCTGCACGATTACCATAATTAAGAATCTTACGCGACGTAGCTGTAAGCGCAGTGCTCATACTTCTAACCTCAAAGCATTTCGTCTCACAGCAGCTTCGTGTACTCCACGCCCACGCCTAGCGTAAACTTCTGCTCGTTCTTCAGGATCCATATTGGCCCAAGAATCTGACAACTTCTGTCTTACAAGTACTTGTTCCTCAGCGGGTTTTTCCCACCAACGCATACTTGCATGCGCAGAAGATTTCATATAAGCCATACGCTCCTCAGCAGTCATACGGCTCCACCGGCGCTTTGCAGCTTTTACAATTTTGGGCTTAGAAGCATGAAACCCTTCACTCTGAACCTTTTGATACTCCGTATCAGCCCATAATTTTGTAGACGTTAGACGCATTGTATCTAACCTAACGGCACAACTATCCGCGCATGACTTAGAAATACTGTTCTTAGATAGCTGGCTGTGCTTCCTACCTCTCATCGGCGCATGTCCACCAAGTGAAACGTTGTAGCCACCACCCAAAGGATCATGCACAGACGTATGACGCTTCTTTATGTAGTATGTCTCCTTATCATCTAGTCGGTCAACCACCCCTTTCCAAATCACCGTCCACCTAAACCCTTCACTTTTATATAGACGAAGTGCAGCGTGAAATGGATATTCTGAACCACGCTCAGCATCTCTTAAATGGCTGTTCCATCTACGCCATACAGTCAGCACGTTCATATGCTGACCGACATATTCTTTGTCGTTAGTAAGGTTGCGCACAAGATAAATACAGCCTTGAATTTTCTTCATACAATCACTCCGTTCACACTCACAGTTAATCAGGGAAGCGGGGTGAGTGATGCCCCGCTTGTTGGATGCCTCCTATCCCTGAATCATTGCGCTTCAATCTCCGCACTCCGCTGCCGGAACTGCGCCAGCAGGTCTTGCAGGCCGGTATTGTCATCAACGTCAATTGGTTGTACGCCGTATTTCTTTGGCCGCTGCTTTGCAAGCAACCACTTATCAGTTTCAATAATAAGGCGCGCACGGTCTACGTTGTCCGCGCGCCGCACTTCACTAGTGTTACCGTCCTTACCGCCGGAACGATCAACCGTGATCTCACCTACTAAGGGCGTCCGTGCCGTGTGCCGCAGTTGCTCGGCTTGCAAGTCAAATTGTATGTCTCTTGCTCGCGCGTAAGTTTTGTCAAGATCACTGTGCGTGTGCAGCCAGTCATAGAAGGTATAAACGGTCGGCATGTCAGGCTCAGCATTAAGCATACTGAGCGTCATGTCTGGATCGGTTGCAAACCGTAAGCATATTCTAGCTGCAAGTTCGGCATCATATATAGTAGGACGAGGTTTACCGTTCTGTACAACCAACACAGTGGAAGGACTCTTACCGCGCTTCATCACTGGACGCCTAGCTTTTTTAGCCGCTAGTAACTCAGCTTG